CGCCCGCACCACCGCCACCGCCAATAATGCTGCGCACGATCGCGTCGCTCTGTGCCTTGTCGGTCGCATGCTGCGTCACGTCGGCAAGTGCGCGGTATTCGAGCGGGTTGAAATATTGCGAGTTGGCGTCGAGCACCTTAGCCGCCCGCATGGGGTCCGTCGGCAACAGCGCCATGACCTGCGCCTTGGCCGATTCAGCCGTTCCCTCGCGAGCAACGTTGGCGCGTATCTCCGGCGACAAGTCCGTGCCGTAGGTAAGCTCGGCTTCCTTCGTCCTGAAATTGATCAGGTCATGCGTATGATTGGCGACCGCCGCATCATCGCCGGCCTGCGCAGCCTTGGCGACGCCGTTGAGCGACAGATCGGCCGCGGCTTTGTTGACGCCGATGCCCCACACCTGCTGCTGCTGATCGGCGTGGACTCCAACCTCACGGTCGGCACGCGAATAGAGGAATTTGACCTGGCGATCAAAATCCAAGGCTTGATCGGCCGTCCCCAGGTGGTCGCGTGCCTGATTGACCAGATCGGCCATCTGCTGGCGGATTATCGGCTGCTGATCGAGCGCATCCTTACCCTTTAGCGCCTGGAATTTTGTGTTCAGGTCGTCGAGTCCGGTGATGACATGGTTGACCTGTTCGTCAGCCGCGATTTGCCCGTAGACTTGCCCAGCTTGAGTGAGGCCAGCGCCTAGCTTTTCCGCACCTACCCCGACCGCCGCACCAAACTCGGCTGGACGCGGTGTAACCCCAAGGTAATCGTCAGGGAGTTTGGTCTCCGGCTGGACTGTCGGGTACGGAGAAAAATCAAGGTGAGCCATCAGTGCACCCCGTCATCCGCAGACCGCGCCGGTGGTGAGAGGAGCTCCGCCAAGATCTGCAACGGCTCGGCGCGATGGGGATTCCGCCCATTCGGTCGATCGGCGGTCGAAGCTGTCCACACGGCAATATGCGCCGCCAGAGTCCTGCACAGATACGCTCGATCGACGGCACCGCGATCAATTAAGTGCTCAACGAGGACGCTGATAATTTCGATTACTCCGCTATCGAAATTGGTTTCCTCTTGCAGCCGGTCATCGACAGCTTTTTCACGTTCAGTCATCATTTCACCCGACGGCGAAAGGCATCAGAAGCGGTGATGGCGAGAGAAATTTCGACCGGCGTCATACGCACCGCCGCCGGGCGCGGCGGGTCCAAGCCAATTGCCAGCGCCCGGCTGAAAGCTGCGCGCTGTGCTCGCGGCTCCTCACGGTCTTCGTTCGCGAGAAACTGCCGATCAACCAATCGGTCGATCATTTTGGCCGGCAGTGTCGGCGAGATCGTGACGCCGCGCTTCAATTGCGCCGCCTTGCCAGCCTCGCTGCGCGCGACGTTGCCGAGCGCGGCTGCAAGCTCGGGCGGCAGATCGTCATCGCGCAATAACACTTGGCGCAGAGCCGCCAAGCGCTCGCTTCTTCGGAGCGAGGCGGCGCGGGGCGAAGACGACCCTATGTCGATAGAGGCCGGCGGCGGGTGGCGATCAAGCGCGGCCTCAACACCCCACAGCGCCGCGGCGGTCAGCGCCGCACGGTCAGTGCGATCAGTACCGGCAGGAAGGAAATTCCGATCCACCAGCCGACTGATTGTGTCACCTGAAAGCTCAATCTCCCCCAGAGCGACGCCCTTAGCTCGCCGCGCTGCCTCTGCGGCGGTTGCCTCCCGCTTCTTGCGGTCGCGAATGGCGCCTTCAAGAAACGGAACCCCGTATTCGTGAGCCAGCACGCCAGGGGAATTCTGCATGAGCCCCCACCGCGAGAGGATGGCGTGCCGCTCGGTTTCGGCCCAGCGCCCCAAGCCTCCTTCCGAAGAGGCAGCCGCGATGAAGTCCAGAATGCTCGCGCGCGCCGCGTCGAGGTCCCCGGCCGTCGCCGCCTCCACAAGTTCTGTTGGCAGCTCGGCGCCGCGCAGCAATTCGCGATAAGCCGCCAACGCCGCAGCCTTGTCCGGATGCCGTGGGATGGCCGCCGTGCCGTCGCGGGCGGAAAGGTTCTCGGATGACATTTCGGGCTCCTCGTGTTGGAGACAACGTATGGGTCTCGATGGGCCGGGGTAGCCCCCGAAGTCGATCCTGAAGACCGGGGGGGCCATTTCACCGGCGGTAATCGTCATCATCATTGCCGGCCTCGAATGGCAAGCCCATCGCTCGGCGGTACAGCTGCCCACTATGCCAATTCACATCTCGACGATCGGCCGGGGACGGAGCGTCACCAGAAATGATTTCGTCCGGACGGATCGCGTAGGGCGAATAGTCTGATTTATAGAATCGGCCCGCGCGCCGAGACCGAGCAACGGTAGACGCTACAACCGGATAGGCGAAGGTCAGGGCCAGCGCGTCACCATCGTCGGGGGACGCGAGGCCGCGCCGCTTCATGTCCTCTTTGCGCTCCAACTGGATCGCGTCGAGGCCGTCTCGCAGCACGTAGCCGTATTCGATCCCTGTCAGGTCCCCGGCCAACTCTGGGTCACTGTCGATCGCCCCACCGGCGAGCCAATCCCGCATCGAACCCCAAATCTCCGCACGCTTGTTGGCATAGCCGATGGCCCTGTCCTGTCCTACCGGCGCGCGGTCCGATTTGGCACCAAATTGCACCTCGGTCACGCGAAGGCCAATCTGCCGGCAGCGGTCTACGACCCCTCCCCCGACTCCGCCGCCGTCAATGAAGATTTGATCAACGCGGAACCGAGCGCTTTCGTCAGCAATTCGCGCCGCGAGTTGCATCGTGTCCGCGCCGCGAAGCTTGATCGGCGGGATCGTCCGGGCATCCCTGCCGCGGCGAAACCGAATGACCGACGCATCGTCGCCGAATCTGGCGACATCAACCCCCATGATCAGCGGCTCGTCGCGAACCAGCAAAACTTCCCGGCCAACCGCAGCCTCAACCAAATCGGACGCAACGAATTGCATCGAGCCTGCGTGCGGAAAGACGCCACGCACGCGGACGCGGAAAAAATCGCTGTCCTCGCCATAGTCGCGCATCCAGCTCTCGATTTGCGTCTTGTTGGTTCCCTCGACATCCCTGGCGTCGATATGTGCGTGATCCCAGCGGTGGCGAAACCGGCCAAAGCATTCCCTAAAACGCCCCGTGTTGCGGGTGGGATTGCCGAACGCTAGCCAGACAATCTCGGTGTCCTCGTCAGTAAGCGCGCCCTCTGACACTTCCCAAATCTTGTCACTTATTGCCGAGGCTTCATCAAATAGCAGGACAACGCGGCGCCCTTTGTTGTGCAGGCCTGCAAAAGCCTCGGTGTTTTCTTCACTCCACGGTATTGCATCGGCGCGCCAAAGACGTTCATGCTCTACGTCAGCCGAATAGACTGCGGTTGCGGTTGTCCGAAACCAATGACTATTTATTGCCAGACGCATCCATTTTGCCACCTCCGGCCAACTCTTCGTTCGTAGTTGATTTTCTGTGTTAGCGGTCAGAATTACTCGGGCATCCGGCATCGTCGATAATGCCCAGTGCAGCACCCAGGCCGCAACCGTCGATTTGCCCACGCCGTGGCCTGATGCCCGGGCCATCAAGATCGGCAAAAGCAGACCGAGATCACGACCTTCTCGCAATCGCCGGCCAAGCTCGGCGAGCAGCGCAACCTGCCAAGCGCGCGCCCCGGCCGCCTCGGCAAGCTCACGACCCGGTTCGCCCCACGGATAGACGAACCGCACGAAGCCTAGCGGATCGTGAGCGAACCCCGCGATGGCCTCGACGAGCTGGCCTTCGAGGTCACTCTTCATCGCCGCCTTCGCCCGCCACATGGACGAGCTTTAAAGCCGGTACACCCTCTAAAACCGAGCCCACAGGCTTCGCAATCGCCCTCTGCCTCGCAGCTTCGAGGCGCTCGGCCAGCCGGTCGCTGACATCAAGCTCCACCGAGGTGCGATCACGGAACTTGTCGGGTTTGTGAGCCCGGAGCAGCGCCAGCAGCAGAGTGTCGGAATAGCGTTGAACGAAGATCGGCTTGCCGTCGGCATCGCCAACCAGGCGGCCGGCGCTCACCAATGGCTCCGGCACGCCGTCAACGCCTCGTCGCCATGCCTCGGCTTCGAGCCGGTCCGCGGCGATCTGCTCGGCCTCTTCCCAGGCTTTGGCGAACGCCTCATCCGCGCGCCGGTGCGCGTAAATATTGGTTCGCGGGACAGCCGCCGCGATGCACGCCCCGCGAACGTTCCCTGTCTCGCGCAGCGCTGCAAGGAACCGCTGCCTTCGACGTTCGGTGATCGGCCGCGTCTTTATCCGCATGTTGGTTTCTTCAACGGCGGCGGTGACGGTTGCACGTCCAGCCCGGCGCTGATCAGACGCCTGATGGTCTCGGACCGCGTGAGACATTCGCCGTGCCCAACCTCGTCGATACGGTCCAGCATCGGCCGCGGCATCCGCAGCACGATGACCGGCGACGTCGGGCGGCGATCGAGA